TATTTTCTTCAAATAATTTGTCTAGAAATACTTGATTTAATGTATTTTTAGTAAGTTCAATTGCACTTTCTTCGTTATATTCCTTATTTAACATAGCTTCAAATGTGAGATTTATGCTTTTTTCCTTGATTGTCTTTATAGTAAATTTGGCATCCGTTATGATTTCATTATCTAGATATGTTTTTATTGCATCAAGTTCCTCATCTTTTAATTTTATATCTGATTTACCAATTCCAATAATTTTAGCCGTTCCTTTACCATTCCATCTTGGAATTATTCTTAATTTTTTGATATTTTCAAAATTACTTAGTATCATTTCCCTTATCATATTTGCATTATAATTTACACTCGGACTAGATAATATTTTTCTCCTGCGTTCCCGAAGTTCTGTGTCATTTTCCTCATCCAATCCGTTTGAAATATTATTAAGATTTTCCACTCTTTCAAGTCCTGTATAATTTTCAGAAAATTTATTTATTTCTCCAATACCGCAATTGCCAATTTCTCCAGCTATATTTGCAACTACATTAACATCACTATAACCAACGGTCCCAGTTGATACGTAAGCCACTATTTTTGTTTCAGTAACAGTATATGTGCAGTTGTTACTTGCAACTATCATTCCGTTTTCAATTAATGTCCCACTTATTCCATGAATTCTGACTGTTCCAGTTGCAGCAGTTGCTTTTTTTCTGAAAATATAATCTTCACTACATATACTATCAAGATAGATGCCCTCGGCAGTTACCACATCGTAATTTTTCGACATACTATCATATAGTTTTTGTTGTACAATCAGTTCAGTAGAAAATGCCCTTACAATGTCTGCTGTGAAACTTCCAACAACATCACTGTATTTGCTCATGAAACTTCCGTTGAAAATATTATTTACAAGTTCATTTATATCTTCCTCGTAAACATCTATATCTTCCCTTGTAACCATAAATACCCCCTTTCACTATAAAAAATTGTCAAATTCAAAAGTTTCACTAATATTTAGAGTTCCTTCATCATCTTTTAGAATTACATCAAACTCAAACGTCAGCCTATCTTCTTTGAAATCTGAATAATAGTTATTTATAGATTTAATATATTCGTGTTCTTTTAATGCAGTCAAGATTTCACGTTTTATTTCACTTTGTGCATAATCCTGATAAAGCGGATTTATTCCACGATATTTATTTATTCCAACTCCAAAAGGAAATACATCCTTATAATAAACTCTCCAAGCATTTTTAGTAACAATCAGACATTTTATAATCCATTGCTTTACAATTTCTTTCTTTGTAGTCAAAAGGACAGGTGTACCTTTTTCATAAACAAAATCACCTTTTTTAAAATCCCATTTCAAGTCAGAATAAATATCAGAATTGTCGTACTCAATATTTTGATTACTGGAATATGTATCAAGAGCTGTAATTGCTGAATTAGGTAACATCTCTATTCACCTGCCTTGTAATAATAAGCCTTATCTACTAAATAAAATTTTTTCTGATTCTTGAATTCATTCAGTATCACTTCATCTCCAACTTTTAATTCATCAGTCCATGTATTAGTTCCGTTTGCTGTAAAATTTCCTTTTAAAGAGCCTGAACCGGACACAGTATTATGAGTATTGCCTCCTGTATCTTTGTCATTACTGTCCACTGTGAATTTGTCAAATTCTATGTTTATTTCCCCTTTTTCGCTAAATTTTCTTGTATATCCAGCTACTTTCTCCCATGCCACAACAATTCTATCTGCCTTCAATATAATTCTTTCATCAATCTGAACTTCCAAGTTCGGAGGGGCTTTTACAACTTTACCTAAAAACGGACCGTTCCAGTCAGGATTCCCAAATCTTTGTTCAAAAATTCTTGCTAAATTATCAAAGGCTTTGTTAGGCTCTGAATGCTTTGCTTCATCAGGCTGTAATACTTCGTCCATATTTATTCCTCACTTTCTAATTCTTTTACTAATTCAAGAGTCAGGCTCATGAAATAAATTTTAATTCCATAAAAACTATATTTCTGACTAAAATTATGATTAACGCTTTTAACCTCAAATATTCCAGCAATTCCTGTGCTGTTTTTAGGTATACTGACTAAATCTCCAGCACGTAAAATAGGTATTCCTGGAACAGTTAGAGTAAAAGTTTTCTCAAGTTTATTTTTTTCCTTTAAGACATTTGATGCTTTTATCGGTTTCTTTTCTTTCTGTTTTTTTGCACTTTTTTTAGGATCTTTGGATTTCTTATTTTTTTTCACATCTTTATTATTCTTTGAGCCTTTGTCACTTTTTGAGCTTTTTTTGTTACGTTTTGAATTTCTAGTTTTTCCAGCCATTATTTTTTACCTTTCTTAGCTGTATTTTTGTTACGTTTTGAATTTTTGGTATTCTTTCCTTTACCATTTTTCTTATTTTTATCGTCTTTTTTATCTTTTTTGTTCTTTTTATTATTCTTATCCTTACTTCTGCCTTTTTTAGATGATTTTTCCTGATTGTTCTTCTCCTGTTTGACAATATATTGCAATAATCCATATTTCTTAATATTTTCGCTATCTTTTGCTGTATCAACTTTATTCATTTTTTCATCATCGCCATCAACTACAATCACACTATTTTTCATATTTTCAAAACTTGATGTATAACTTGCGTCTTTGATAAAGTTGAAAATATTCACATATCCACTACCAACATATATTTGGTATTCTTTAGGCTGCACTTGTCCATCCAAATATTTATCACTATTTCTTTTAACAAAATGAAAAGCATTATCTTTAAAGTAAAAATGCCAGTTTTCACCCTTATCCTCTTTTATCGTTTCTATAATTTTTTTAATTATATCTGCAATAGTTTCTTTGTAATAATACTCGTCAATTTTTACATCACAGCTTTCCACAGTTCCAACAGGCATGTCGAATTCTTCAAGCATTTTCTTCACACATTCTCCTGCCGGTAGCTTATCAAACTGAAATATTTCAGAAATACGGGATATATAAAAACTAGGATCATATGCCGTAAACTTGGGACCTTTATTATTAACACTAATTTTAGGAATAATTCCTTGGAATATTAAAGTATCAGTATCATCATAGAGTTCTACAAAATAAGCTCCCTTATCCAAATCAATTGTATGGTATGGCATATTTTCCCTGTAATTGTAAGCCAGTTCAAATTCCATTTGTGCCGTAATATTATCAATACTGCTTGAAAGCTGAATATTATCCTTTACAATACTTGTCAGGTCATATCTTTTTCCATCCGGATCAGTTATAATTATTTTCATATCCTTATTCACTCACTTTATAGAATAATTTTTCTTCAGTTTTATCAGCTTCTGTGATATCACTGAACTCTGGATATTCTTCAAATTCTATTTCAAAATTTAATGTTCCTATGGCATCAAAATTGCATTCAAATTTAATAACAGTTGCCAGAAAATTCAAGTCCACAGGATTTAAAATTGATGTAAGTGTCCCTTTTCCTAATTTACCAACTAAAATCACTCTTATTGGTTTATCTGACATTTCCAATGATTTAAATAATAAAAAAGTAGTAAAAGAATCAAGCAGATGGTGTGTCGCAAAATTATATTTCTGTTCGGGCACAATAGAAGAAAAAGCCAAGGACTGTAATTTATTCCTATTTTTAAGCTTTAATATGCCATTTACTGTGTCTATACTTTCCCACCCACCAATACTTTTGAATTTAAGTTCACTCGGTGGTACAGGAAATAAATAAAACTCTTTTAATTCTGTCATTTTGTCATTTATTTGTGAAAAAATGGGGCTTTGACCGCTTGCACTGTTTATTTTATCCGATAACATCTTTTTAGCTTTTTCAATAAAATTATTATCCCCTAGTTTTTGATTTAGAAAATCAACAGTGTTAAAAGAATTACTTCCTAAAAAATTCAAGTCCTTGTAGTTAACACTTTCATCAAATTTTATATACACTTTATAATCTAATAATCCCATGACCTATCCTTTCTGTAAACTTGCTGCAATTCTATTTGCTATATCATCACCACTTGGCGCAGCAGGAACATTTACATTAATTTTTATTGCATGTATAGCAGACACTACTTCGCCAAGCTTACCAACAATAGCACTTTTAGTAGCAGACATTTCAGCTTTCAATGCACTCATTTCAGCTTTTAATTCGCCAAGCAGACTATTTCTAGTTACATCTTGTGGATTACTCTTAATATCACTACTTACTTGCTGCACTGCCTGATGTACATTACTAAATACGGCAGGATCTATTTTCATCTGTGTATTTGAAAGACTTGTCGGATCTATAGGAACTTTTGTATTGGGATCTAGCTTTACTTCTCCAAATGACATTCCAGCGTTTTTCATATCCGGTAACATTTGCTGAAAATCCTGTGTAACTGTCTGCTGTAGGTTTTCCTTTGTATTTATTTCCACTTCTTTTTTTGCACCTTTTGCAGCTTCAGAATTCAGTTCTTCCATTCCTTTTTTCACTTCATTTATTGTCGCTGTAGCCTGTTCTGCATCATCTTTTCCAAATAACTTTTTAAAAAATCCACCAACTTTTGAAATGATTTTTCCAAAGAATAAGAATGCTTCTGTGATTGCTCTTACTGCAAATCCAAGTGCACCTCCAATTATTTGTGCCAATCCTACCAAAAGGGGCATTATAAATTGAAGTGCTCCACCTACAACACTGGCTATTGCACTGAAAGCCCAGGACATTGTACTTGCAAGATTTTGCCCCTGTGAGCCAGCAAGTCCAGCAGAACTCATAAAGCTCCCTAACAGGTTAATAATAATTCCAAAAATAGCATTAAATATAGCTCCTGTAACTGATATTGCCGCTCCTATTCCTGAAAAAATTACTGTCAGTACACTTCCGATTCCTTGAAACATTGCACTAAACTGACTTCCATTCGACTGTATAGTCTGAAAAAATCCACCAATACTACTAGCCCATCCTTCCATAAGTGGCAAAAAGGACTGTCCAACGCTTGAAAAAGCTGTTCCTATTGCAGGAAAAGCTCCTTCTATTCCTTGAAGCACTTTAGAAGCCATAGGTGTTATTGCCTTTCCTGCCTCTATCATTCCTCTAGCCATTGAAGCTTTCATTCTCTCCATTGAAGGTCCTATTCCTTGATTCATTGTATTAAAAGCCTTGTCTGCAGCACCTTTTGAATTTTTCATATCCTGCATATTTTTAATAAAAGCTTCTGTATTTTCACCTGTTAAAGATAATGCAAATGATCCTGCTTCCACACTTCCAAAAAATTCATTGATATTTTTACCTGTTTTATTAGCATGTTTTTCCAGTGCCTGCATAGCAGTCTGTAGATTTCCACCTTTTGCTATGAATTCCTGAAAAGACTGTCCAGTTGCTTTCTTAAATTCTTTGGAAGCTACTGTTGACCCTTTTGAAAATTCACTGAATGCCGCTTTCATCTGAGACATAACTACACTCGTTGGTGTCCCTTTTGCAGTCAAAGTTCCAATTGCTGCTGAAACATCACTAAAATTTACACCTAATGCACTGGCAATAGGTGATACCTGTGCAATACTTCCTGCAATTTCACCAAAACTTGTTTTACCATTCTTAACAGCCGTAAAAATTAAATCACTTGCCTGTCCTGCATTTATAGCATCTGTACCCCATGCATTAACAATAGAACTAAGCCCATCTACTGCCGTGGTAATATCAGTCACTCCTGCTGTTGCTCCTTTTTGAGCTACTTCCAAGAATCCTCTAACCTTATCCTGTTCTACTCCTGCTGATAATGCCTGATACATAGCTTCAGATATTTCATTTGCACTTTTACCATATTTTTCCGAAATGTCCAGTACATCTTTACTCAATTTATCTTTAGTTTGTTGCGAAGCATTAGGCAACATTGTATAAACCATATTCATCCCTTTTTGGAATTCTCCTGAAGCTTTCAATGCTTTAGCTCCAAATCCAGCTGTTGCAGAAGTAAGTGCACCAACAGCAACGACAGTAGCACCAACTGGTCCCGTTGCTAGTCCAGCAAGACCTTTGACCGCTCCACCAATTGCACCAAGTCCACCGCCATTAGCACTGGCTGTTAATACGGTATTATAAAGATTTTTTAATTTTGAACTTATTTCACCAATTTTGCTACCAATACCTTTTCCTAAAAATGAAAAAGCATTCTTTCCCACTTCTCCAATTTTTTTTAATGGACTAAGCAATCCACTAAATTTATTTCCAATTTTACCTATGCTGGTTATAATTTTACTCCCAAAAATCTTCTGAAATAATTCTCCAACTATACTTCCTGAAGCTTCTAATCTAGTCAAAGATCCTGTTGCTTCATCTGTACTCTTACCTAATTTTTCTACATTACCTTCTGCCTTTTTGGAACTTTCAGACAATTTGTTAGCACTTTCAGAAGCACTTTTATTGCTTTCATCTAATTTCTTTATATTGTCTCCTGCTTCACTTGCGGTTTCTGAAACTTCATTTAAACTGTTTTCTAAAGTTTCATTTCCACTTGTTCCTTGTTGTGCTCCCTTTGCCAATTTTCCAAAACTTTCAGCCAGTGAATTAAAATGTGAAATGGCACTTTCTATACCATCTACATTTACCTGTATAGCTATCACATTATCCGCCATATGCCATCACTCCTAATTTTACATATTCATTAAGCATTTCACGCTTCTGTTCCTGTGCTATTTCATAAGCTACTATATAGTAGTTCCACAAATCTTCACTTTCTATATCTGAAAAATCTTTTGGTGTCCATCCTTTTTGCATGTAATAAATTATTGCATTGAGTTCGGTATCTCTCTTATTTTGATTTATTTTTTTTTTAATTCAACAACATTAGGATTTTTATTATCAGTGAAAAGCTCTACCTGTTTACTCACAACTAAATTAAATATTT